TCGCTTCTATTCTCGTCCTTACCATCAATGATTTGAATAGAATCCATAATTGCTAGATAAACAGCTCTATCTTTACACCACTTTTCTGTTTCAACAATAAGATATTCAGTATCTAAATCAGTCTTTATACCAATCTCTTTAATTAGTATAGAAGACTGATTAAGAATATCTTCTGGCGCAGAAACTTTTTGTAACTCAATATCCAATACTCTACTAGTTGGTAGTTTATTATGAGTTGCGACAAATCCTACAATAAGATCAAATACTATTTTATAGCAACCATCAAAATATTCTTTCTGAATATATGGTATTACCCTACGGCAGTATTCTTCGTTATTGAGTAGATGACTCAGTACGTGGGTCGGTATCTCGTTTTGCAATTGTAGTTCCTTGTTCAATAATATGAGTTAATAATTCGCCGATATAGTCATTAAATTTCTTATCCTTACATAGATCATCATGATCAAAGTCTCCAGGATCATTGATATTATATGTAAATGACAACGTTGCCATTCCTAACTGTGTATCTTCCTTGACAGACACAGTACCATATATAAATCTAACTCCTTCATATGGAGACTTATCTGTTAAATGCAATGCATAGAAATCAGAATCCGGATGTTCGACTGTTATATAATGATTATCCATCTATTATACCACACTTGGGTTGTTTTGTAAAGGGTTATTTGGGGCTTCAGGATCAAAATCAATTAAAGATTTATGACCAATCTGATATTGCTTGATCAAGAAGTCTTTAAACTTTTGAGTCTTAAGAATAGGTATCCAGAATTCATCTTCCTTAGTAGCCTTTTCACGGACTTTAGGTTCAACCATTTCACCAGTATCTTGATCTACACGACAGTACCAACCATTATTAGGCTTAACAACAAAACCACCAGCAAGAGCGATTTCAAGTAGACCTGAATTACGTTCAACACCACCGTCCCAAGAGACTGAGACTGGGATTTTAGATTTTTCTTTAACCATTCGTGACTTTTCAACATTGATAATAAAATCATAACCAGTAACTTCCATACCTTGTTTGTTTTGTCTACGACCTAGAATCCAGATATTATCAGCTGAATAGTAAATACCAGTACCACCGGAAACTACAGCTTTAGGGAATAGACCCATTTCTTGATACGTATGATTAATAGCCAATAGAGGCACATCTTTCATAGTCAAGTAGGGTGTTACCATACGGAATAGACCTTTAATAGCTTTAGCTCGAGACATATCAGCAACTGATTTCTCATTCAAAGCATCTTCTAATTCTTTCTTAGAAGCAAGGTTACCAATAGAATCAATAACAATAATCACTTTATCTTTGCGATCAATGTTATCTAATTGACCAACTAGATCAAACTTAAGTTGTTCAACATCTGTAATTGGAGTATGAAGTACACGACTAGTATCGATACCAAATGCTTCGAAGTATGATTGTGGTGAACCAAACTCTGAATCATAAAATAACATTACAGCGTCTTTGTTTTCTTTAAGATAAGCACCAGCCATAAGCAAAGCAAATGACGTTTTAAAGTGTTTTGATGGACCTGCTAGTACAGTAAGACCTGATGTTAAACCACCATCTGGATCTCCAGATAGCGCAACGTTGATCATTGGTACTTCAGTTTTAGTCATACTCTTATCACCAAAGAATATACTTTCAGATAATATATCTGTAGTTTTAATCTTTGAATTCTTTCTTAGTTTATCCATTACACTCATCGTACTCTCCTCCTACCGAATTGCGTTTGTTCAGAAGCAGATTCTCTTTTATAACGAGCGATTGCTTCAGCTTTTTTACGTTTACGTTTCCATGTAGGCTTTTCGTAGTATTCTTTTCTACGAACGTCTTGTAAAATACCTGCAGCTTCAACTGCTTTCTTAAACTTTCTCATAGCGACATCAAATGGCATGTCTTGTGGTGGCCGTGGGCTTCTTTTACCTTTACGGTATTTTTGTGGCTCGGCCGTTAATTTTATACTTGGCATATTTCCTCTTCTTTTATTTAATTGATAGGTATATTATAACATAAATTCAGTCAATTGTAAACTGTTTTTTTCACATTCATAGGTTTTTTTCTTATTATCTTGTACCATATATTTAGTATCGACAAAATCTAACTTGCCTTCTAAGTATTTTTTAACCATAGCTGCTGGATGCTCAGCTGTAGTTACTGGTACGTTTTGACACATATGATTAAGTGATCTTTTGGCATTGATCATCTGATAATCATTTGGTAGTTTCATTAATGACATAGCTTCTCGTACTGTTAAGAATCTATCTTCGTCAGGATGTGCTATGCTTGTTGGCATATGACCTACGAAAGCTCCTATTTTATCTTTAGGAATTTCAACGCCTTTACGCATAATGTTACCACCGGCTTTGAGCTTATGATACGCTCTATCGCATTTACGAGCCACGTTATCGTAACCATGTTCTCGCATCCACTCAGCAACCTTGTTATAGGTTGTGTGTTCTTCAATGTAATCTTGTACATTTGTTGTCTTAGCAATTTTAGCTGCAAACTCTTTATGAGTTATCCCACCCTCGATACTGTCTAATATAAATTTGTAATATGGATCATCAGATGGCTTTTTCTCGTTACATAAAATTTGAGACATTGGATCGTTTTTATCGTTTACTACAGCTCTAATATCATCAGCAATCATTGTTGGTGGAATATTGATATATTCAAACAATGGCACTGTATCACCTTTCCAGAAGAAATAGAACGTACGATCTCTTACTTGACTTAATCCATGTAATAATGATTTAGTTTTAAAAATACTAAACGTATAGCCATTTTCATCAGCAATCTTACGAAGTCTTTTTACTACTGGTGCACCCATTTTTGAAGCAAGCCTTGGAGCGTTTTCTCCCCAGAAAACCTTTGGCGACATTTCGCTTAGAACGTATTCAGCTGATTTAATCATCCAATCATTTGCTGGATTATTACTTGAAGCTGATGGACTTAGTGAACTTAGACCAGCGCATGGACATATAGTATTAACTACATCAACCTTAGACGGGTGTTTGACTCCCTCTGAGAGATTCAAGTAAGGTATCTCATTGTTATAGTAATTTCTTAAATGTTCTTCGTTAGCTTGAAAGCCATCAAAAGTAAGAAAGTACTCTGGTCTTGTTTTAAATATATTCTCCATTGCGATGGTTTCACCACCAATCAATGGAACTATGCTTGCCCATGTTGACATTTAGAAAAATTCCTCAAGTGTATTAGTATTTATAGGAGCGATTCCATTCCAGTATGGATAGAATTCGCGTGATAGATGTATTGACTTAGGCTTTTCCATATATTTAAAGTCAAGTTCTCCTGCTTTATTTAGTAACTTATTAGTCCATCTTATAATGCCATACTGTTTTTCGATATAGTCATTAAACTCATTACGAATATCAGTACGTTGTTGCCATGAACCCCAGAATGGTTGACCTTTATAGTAACCAGACTGTGGAAGCTTTCGTGATTCATGTTCAATAGGTAACAACTCATATATTTTAGCATCGTATTTACTAGCTTCAGTTATATATCTATCAGCCAATTCTTTTACACTTGCTTCTAATCTAATCAAATGATGACGAACATCGATATTACCAAAATAACAATGTAGTTCATCATACTCATCAGGAATAAATGATTTAAATCCATCGTTTAAAGCTCCGTTTAGAGTCTTAAATGGAATACTATTAACTGTCCATCCTGGTCTATACATACATATTGCATGACTATCGCCAATAACAACATTACGAGTCTGATTTGGAACATCAACTCGAATAGCAGTATTAAACATTCTTTCAAGATTAACAAGATCAACGTTATGCCATTCTGGCTGAACATCACGTTTAGCCGCTGCTAATTTGTTTTTAATCATCTCATGATATGGCGGAAAGTCCATACCTATAGAATAGACTTGACCTTTGAACTTAGAAAAATTGACAGTGTTAGCAACATATGGAAAACCGTAAACGCCACCAAACATGTTGAGACCACCACTATAATCGCTGCCGTGGTAAACCCATAGATTATCGTAATCATTATGGTCAGTAATTTCTCCACCATAGTTAACGTCACAGTTTCCATATTTTTCCTTAATCATATCGCCATATATAACGCCTTGAGCGCCTCTATGAGAAGCATGTCGTTTGGCAATAGGTATAAATGGACAGTTAATTAGATTTTTCATTTAAAAGAACTCACTTAAATTATTTTGTGGTACTTTAGCTCTTGCTACTTGACGCCTTCCACAAGCTTTAGCATCATCACGAATTTGTAGATATACACCATACTGACAACATAGTACCTCAGTCCCATAATACTTTAAACTGTCTTGACTTTCTCCAAACAGCTTAGATCCATTACGTAGTTCAATGTTATGAGCTTGATTATGGAAATCAACTTCATGCGTTAGGCCAATTTCTTTAGCGTTTTCACGTATAAAATATACAGCTTCAGCTAGATGTTTGTTTGGAACTCCTGGCCAGAGTAGTTTGATTGTATAAACAGCTCCTGGTCCTGGTGCGACAAATCGTTGATCATGATGATACTTCATTTGAGGTAAAACCGACGTAGAAGTAGCACAATGGAAACCATAGTATTCACCAACTCCTGGTAAAGTTCTTAATAAAGTAAACACTTCAAAAAGATCTCTAGCAGCTAGCATGCCTTCAATAATTTTAGTATCTCTGAAAGAAGCAACCCATTCACTTACATCAACTGGATGAAACTTACGATCAGGTTCATTGTACTTTTTACGACAATAGTTTCTACCAGACGTTTGAATCGAAGTGTGTAACTCAGTTGTACCCCAGATTGGTTGCTTGTTCATTATACCTTTATCGATATTATTACGTAAAGACTTAATGTAATCAGCATCTCCATCAGCAATACGATCAAAATCAACAAAAGTACCTTCCTTACCTGATACTACCCAGTGAACGCCACGAGCTCCATAGAAGTGAGATATGATAGTGTTACCAACAATGTTAGTATCGCTCATTCTTGATTGAGCAATTTCAGTACCAATAAATCTCATACGATCATCTAATGTAATAGTTGGATGAAAGTACTCTACGTTTTCGCCTAGGCCAAGATCTATAGCACCGTGTCTATTTAAATTCTCATATAGATCATCACTATAGCCTAATTTAATTGCTGCTCGTTGATTAACTTTCTTTAGAAAATGATTAAAGTCGAGCATAAGGTCTTTATCAAATGACCACCAATCATAATTATAAGAACTAGTAGCCAATTAAGCCCTCTCTTACTAAATGAATTACGTTTAACTCAGGATGAACCTTTTTAATTTCATCGATTTGAATAGGATCATCTTCGAAGTGTAGTCCAATCTTATAAGATTCCATTAGCTTAGTAATACATTTAGCTTTATGGATACCAGAAGCTCGCCTACTATATGAATCATCAGTACGCTTTAAAGGATTAAACATAACATGATTATGGATTTCCCTAGATTTTAGCATACTAATTGTTTCTAGTTCTTGTTGGTAAGAACGACCAGTGATGATGACATCATCCCGACCAGGACGCACACCAGTTACGTCCTCGCCAAAATAAATTACACCATCGATATCAAAGGTATTAATCAACTGCTTAGGCATAATCATTTTCACCTGATTGGAATGTATAAGTTAGATCTTCAACTTTAGGCTTATTTTCTTTAAGTTGTGGACGTGTTTTATCAGTCAAAACTCTACGAGCTAACGCGTCACATTCAAACTTAGCATCAGCAGTTTTAAGCTGCTCAGGTGGAGTCTTTTGCGACCATGCTGATGGACCACGTAAGTAACCAACAAGTCCCATTTCAGAAGCAACTTTACAGAATCGGATAGCATCAAATACAATACCAGCGCTGTTTGGAGAATCTTGAACAGATAATCTAGCAGTCAATTCATAACGAGCTCCAGCCCAACCCCAAAACACCATGTCAATATTAGCAATCTTATTATCTGATCCGATGTACTCATCACCTGGTTTTTGGAAAACTGTAAGTGATGGACCAGCATACATTGTAAGACCGGCAATATCCTTACCACGTACTGCAGCTTGACCATTTAGTACATTTTCTTTAGATATATGTTTGTTCTTTAAACGATCTTTAGTTGCCATGTTTAGGAAGTCTGTATTAGCAGTACGACCTGTACGACGCATATCACCTTGAGTTGTACCACAAGCTTTATTTTCTTGAATGTGCTGAGTTACTAGTAAACCAGAATCCATAATAGATCCTTGAAGAACTTCAGACAAACGAGATGCGCCATAATCAGAACGCATATCAGAACCAACGATTGTTACACCATTGTCAATTGCAAGTTGTTCTAATTCCATAGCATCTGCTGTAGAAATATAAGTTGGCATACAATTTACAACATGTACTCCAGCTTTAATAGCATTTTCAATATGCCATCTAGCAGCTTCTTCAGAACCTACTGGCATATAATTAAGTAGTACATCAACTTTACGATCTTTAAGAATCGAACGATACTCTGAAGCTGAAATAGCTCTTTCTGCTGATTCCAAGAATGAAATATTTTCATTTAAATTATTCATATGAGGGGCAATGCCATCAAGAGTTGGAGACCTGTATACTGTAGATTCATTAGCAATACAGCTCATATCGTGCCCTGGAGGAAATACTTCCATGTTACAATTTGGCTTTGCATAAATTGCTTTATTTAATCGTTGATTCACTTTACGAGAATCGACATCAAAGCCAACTACGAAGTTAAAATTCGGAGCTGAATAACCGCCAATGTCTTGAAACATTAGGCCAATTGTATCTTCTGGATTTTCGTTATAGTATTGAACACCTTGAACAAGTGCTGATGAACAGTTGCCGACGCCGGCGATTGCGATATTAATTTTAGACATTTTTTTTGTTTCCTTTTATTTCAGTTTATTTACGTGAGGTTGGCTGGGTTTTAATCAGAGTAGCTCACGGTTTGTTAATTTACATAAGTAGTTATAAGGTATATTATAACACATTTTTGATCAAATGTAAAGGGAAGATGCAATATTATTTAATAAAAATATCAACCCAATACCATTAAGTAATATAAGAGCTCTATCCTGCCAGAGAATAGACACCCATAACCATAACATAATTCCAATAGCAGACAAAGATAGATCTACAAATTGTAGACCATCAACGCCTCTAACAGACATAGCAGATAGAACAAAAACTGAAGCTACCCACTTTACGTACCAATCTAAAGTTTTCTTATTTTTTACTGGTTTCATAATGATTCTCTTCGATCAACTCTTCGAAAGAATATACACCCATCTGTATTTTGAGTTAGGACAAAAGTATCACCGATTTTAAATGGTGTTTTTTCGATTTTTAATAGACAATCGGGTTCTAGAACGCTGTCCTTATCTACAAATGTTAAACCAGCTTCTGTCATTTCAAAATTATAATCTATGTAAAGCATTTTATTACTCTCCTACATTGTTCAAGATTTTTCATACTGTACCTTACGCCATATAAATCATCAGTATTCTTTACAGAAAATGACAACCATATTAATAATAAGGCTCTTAATAATAATATACCAATTCTATTCACCTTCTCTCCTGGGCACCATTCATTCAATTATTTTGCTTGAGGAATGAAACTCAAGGGCCGAGTGCACCACCTATTGATTAAGGCAATAGGACCTACTGTGGAGTATACCACTCTAAAAGTTTGCGATGTGCTGCAAGTTGTTCAGTGTAAACTTTAAGATCTTCAGGATGAGCAGCTTCAGGGTTCTGCATATATCCTTCTAGATCTTCTATAGCAATGTTTAATCTTGCTACAAATATATCATCAACAAAATCTTGATGCAAATCCATTCTTATAAATTGTTCACCATTTTTATCTTTTAATAAATTCATAATCATTACCTTTGTTATTTTGGTGCGCCCATCAGGATTCGAACCTGAGACCCTCGGCTTAGAAGGCCGATGCTCTATCCAGCTGAGCTATGAGCGCGTTAAGTTATTTAACAATACCCTTAAGATTATCTATATCATTCAACATAGACAAATATTCTTCGCCGATATCATCGTCTGAACAATCTGAAGAAACTTCAAGTTTCTGGTGCGCTATAAGCTCTTCAAAAATATGCCACATCTTTTCAAAGCGTAGTTCAGTGATATACTTTAAACCTAATAGTTGGTTTTGTAGATTATCGCAATCCTTAGCATTTAAATCCAAATTATCAGTGTTGTGATAAATCAAATCAATATCTTCGCATGTACTCCATGCAACCATGATAGCTTGTTCTAAATCAAATCGATCATATTTAGATAAAGTCATATGTTACCCCAGCCTCGTCAAACATTTGTTTAGTTAATTGTGTTGATTCAACCCAACGTTCTGGCATTGAATCATCTATTTCTTTTGTTACAACGCGTTTAATACCAACTTGTATAATACCCTTAGCGCATTCTGAACAAACTGGTAATCCGTGTATGTATAACGTAGCTCCATCTAGTGATGTTCCATTGTACGTTGCATTATATATACAGTTCATTTCAGCGTGTACTACACGTTGATACTTAGTTACTTTGTTTTGATACATAGTATCATCATCTGAGATTCCACGTGGAAATCCATTATATCCTTGAGAAAGCACTTGGCCTTTAGATCCTACTGCAACAGCTCCAATCTTTCGAGATGGATCTTTTGACCATAAAGCAATTTGAGCAGCTAAGTTAATGTACCGCTTATCCCATTTATAAGTTTTTGATATATCCCAACTCATTTTACTAATCCAAAGTGACGTTCATAAACATGTAAATTTTGTACTTGCCAATAGATCTCACCATCGTTAATACCTAGGTCATCTGCAAGTGAACATAATACATATTCTTGCCATGCATAATCATTACGGTAACCAAAGATAACATCATTAGATCGCATTTGAACTACACAATGTAATGCTCCATCACGAATATAATATGTTACAGCATTTGTACAGATAAAATCATTTTTACCTTGATCATTGTATTCTACCCATATTGAAGGGCGTTGATAAATCATTGATGCTCTACGAGAATCTGGATTACTAGTCAATTCGATTAAAACTTGGTCATACTGTGCATGATACTTTTCATTAAAAATTAAATTACCATAATTTGAGTTAATTTCACCATGTTCATTTGCAGTCATTTTCCAAGCGCTTGGTGGGCTTTTAGAATCAAAGTCAGTTCCATATATATCATTAATGTTTGTAGACTGTGATTCGTACCACCGAAGTTCAGCATCGATATATTCTTGATTTGGAGTACCAAAGATTGCAGATTCTTGAGCATGAAATGATGCACCAAGCAATTCAATAGTTTTACTACCATTGCGATCTATAACAAAGTTTTTCTCTGCAAGTTCTTTTTTAAAGTGTTCTCTTATATCGTATATGTTCATTTGCCATACCTATCGTCTACTTGAGGATGTTCAATTGCATGAGTCATAAGAATCATGATTTGTGTTGCTGCATGAGCTAAGTGAGACATACCTGATTCTGGATCAGTATCTTCACCACTATGCCAAGCATTTAAATGTCGTTGTACAGATGAATATGTTCTGATCCAGCTTGTTGAATCGCCATCGATTCGCCAATTGTTAACACCATACTTTTCAGCGCCAAAGCCTAGAACATCAGCTACTTGAGATAATGCTTCAGGTGGCACTAAGCCGAACGGAGTTTTGTTTTCATCGAATTTAGCCATTAAGCTATCCTTTTAAATAATATAGTATATTATAACACATTTTCATGCAAATGTAAACTGTTTTTTGATAAAAGACGATAATCTTTTTTTGTTCTTTGCGAATTATTTATAGCATCTCTAAGGGGTAATATGCCTTCGTATGTAAACTTAAGTATATCGCCAATCTTATAATTATTTTCGATGTTTTGAGAAAACCCTACAATATGAGTTAATTGATTTTTATTAAAAGAGTCTTTCATTTTTTCTGTTCCACTCAAACAAAGATTGTTAGACCAAGAAGGTCTACGCTTTAAATCAATCAGACAATGCTGTGTGTAAGCCCAGTCATGACGCCACTGATATTTTTCATTTGGTAGTTTATCTAAGGTAACAATTTTACCTTCTCGCTTTAACGTAAATTCTAGCGCTAAAGCATCTACGTTTTCTTCAGATGAATAAGTTCCTTTGTTCCATTCAGCCTTTAAAGCGTCTATTAACCATTGGTCTACTACACATTCGTGATTATTAATTGTATCAGCAATTGAAATTGTCATAATTTAGCCTTCGTAAATAATTCCCTGTTCATTTAATGCTTTTCTATTAGCCATGTGATGTTCGTTAGTAAGATCTTTGTTACCACCATAATATGGAACAGCATGATGATGATCAATCATTAATTGATTAACAGATTTCTCTTCGCCTTCAATAAAGATTTCACCAAGAATTCTACCAAACTTACCTTTCTCATGAGAGATCAACGTAACTTCATCTTCAACAGATTGAATCAAATCCTGTAAAAAATACTTAGATTCTTTACCATAAAACTTTTCTTCAAGATCGCGAGTTCGAGATTCTGGAGTATCGATAGCCATCATACGAACGCGTTGTTTCTTGTAGACCATACCAAAACCAAGATCGATATCGACATCAATGGTATCACCATCAACAACTCTTGTTACTTGTGCTTTATATGTATACATTACGAAATCACCGCTTTAATCCAATCAAGGTCGATAATCGCTGCAGCTTCACCTTCATAATCGACCGGCATAGCTTTATTCCAATCAAGAAATACTCTTTGACCTGATTGAACTTCATCGATAGCCAATGGTCCAACAGCCAAAACTAAACCTGGCTTAG